AAGCTGAACTACAGCGCGCCTGGAAATTGTTCGATAGTGCCTTCGGGTCATTGTACGAGGCGCTAGGAATCCAGGAATGACAAAGACCCCGTATCACACGATACGGGGTCTTTGTGTTTGTCACTCTACAGTGACGTCGTCCTTCTTGTCCTTCTGATCCTGCTGAGGCATTACCACAGAGTTCAGGATACTGGCGAGCATGCTACCGCCCACGAGCGCTGCCGTGCTGCCAACGTCAAGGCCAACGATCCCGGCGCCATCAGCACCAAGAGCAACCAATAGGATCTGCGCGCCCGTACGAATCGCACGGATGGCAGCGTCCTTCCAAAATGCTACAGTGAACATTCTTTCACCTCATTCTATCAGGCAATTGCCTGAATGTAGACATCAACTTCACTAGCGCACGAGTACTTGATCTTGGCCTTCGTGCTGCCAAGCGGGGCATCGATCTGATAACCCTGATTTACCTCGCCTCGCCAGCCCTTCTCCAAGTCATAGGTTCCAAGCAACTGATTCTTTGCTGGTCCCCAGAACTCGATTAGGCCGCCGAAGATTGTAGTGTTAGCTGAGAATACCAAACGCACCTTAGCCTGCGGCGGCAAAGAAATGCTCTCAATACTTGTGTCCATAGCAACAGGTAGCTTCACGCTTGAATCTCCATCCAATAGTCGCTGCTTTGTAGGGCTTGCCATCTTCGCGCGAATCCTGTCGCGCAGTCCGTTCATATCTCCTGGTAGACCAGCAGGGTCGACCTTACGGCCGAGAGGCTTACAGATCTCCTTGTGGCCCTTCACACGGTCTACTGAGAGCCCGTAATGAGCACAGAGGATAGCGCACAGCTTCGCGTACGCATCGACCTGCACATCAGGCCACGGCTGTGTTCCCGTGTTCTCGGCCTCAATACCGATCGCCCACGAATTTCCATACACAGAATCGTCAATTGTTGGTCCCGCGTGCCACGCAACACCATTGCTGACCACATAAACAGTTCCATCGCGCGCCAAGAACAACTGAGCCAAAGGCCCAGCCAAGTCTGACCTACCATTGATAACTACACTAAGAGATGGAGCGTTTCCTGTGGCAGCTCCAGCAGTGTGGTGACATACTACCGAGCGCACTCCAGCCATGCTTCCGTGATTTCGGGACGTCCACCCACCGACCTCAATCACATTCATTCCACCAGCACGAACAACACTGGCTAGATCATTAAGATACACAGTTCGATGCTCCAATCGAAACACCATACGTAGAACCATCACTAAGAGTGACAATGAACATACAGTTAGTTGGGTCGTGGTTTGTGTCAATGTCAGTGATGCGGGGAGCAGGGTCACCATCAGCGCCACGGTCACCTTGGTCTCCCTTGTCCCCCTTCTCTCCGGAGTCTCCCTTAATGCCTTGCGGTCCCGTGTCTCCAGGAGCGCCCTGAGAGCCTGTAATGCCCCTTTCACCATCGACACCGTTCAGTCCCGGATCACCTGTCAAGCCACGCTCACCGTTCAGGCCATTCATGCCAGGGTCACCCTTATCACCCTTATCACCCTTATCACCCTTGGCGCCCTGAATGATAGCACTTCCATTGTCCTGCACGCTTCGAGCCTGCTGACAGTTGAAGTGGTCATTGGAGTAGGCAGGATTATCAGCACAGAACGCGGAAATTTGATCCGCGAACTGCGCCGACGTGCTATCGCTATGTACTTGGTTGTACAACGTCCAAGTCGACATAGCGACGGCGACACACAACAAGACTACATAAACAATCCTTGTACGCTTTGATCGTGCGATGTGTGTTGGCATTACAGATCAGTTCCCGACTGCATTCGAATACGATGCGCCTCTTCTTGAGCACGCATTCGTTCATTTCGTTCCGTTGCAAGATCATTGCGGAGCTGAATAATCTCGGCCTTCAACTCACGAATGTCCTGACGGAACTCCTTAATTTCTTCATCATGCGCCTTGTTGATACGAATCAACTCAGCCTCATGCGCCTTGGTCAAGCGATCAAGTTCCGCCTGATAGCGCCTATCACTAACTAGCCACTGGCGCCCCACATACGTGAGAATCACCAAGATGACACCGACCGGACCGATTGTTGGTAGTGCCCCAAGGATCGCGGTGAAATCCATCGCTTCTCCTAGGGTTGTTAGTTACCGATCTTGTAGATAGTTACACCAGGGCAAAAATCACCAGTAGACTCACGCTGAATGGTCTGTGTAGATCCAATGTACGCGCCAATACGAATCTGTGTTCCTGCCAAGAGGCGCCTAGTTCCTGCCACACCTACGTTGAATGCGTTACCTGACGCGCTGTTCTTGAACCACGTGTCACCTGTCAAGGCTGTACCACAAATCCAGATCCACTTCTCTGTCGTACCACCGGCACGGTATGATGCAGCGATTGTATACAATCCTGCTTCAGTTACCGTAAACACTCCGGCACTGTGAGAGACACCGCTAGGAGTTCCTACAGCAGACCATGCGGTCAGCAATGTGTTAGCGGCACCAACACTCTGAGTGCTGGCACCAAACGACCACTCACCACCCTTACGGGGCACCTCCCCTGTACCGCCACCAACAGCCGCCTCAACAGCCGTTGTACGCGAATCAAGATCGGTGATGTTAGTGATCAGCTTATTGTACTCAGCCGCCAGGGCAACGTTACCCGCGACGGCCGGTGTCATACTCACAATAGCCATGTCATCAGTTCCAAATCAAGCTCTGGTCCCAGCGTCCATACTGAGACGAATCCCAAATTCCCTGTCCAGCAGGACGAAGCAATTCGACAGTCAATGTGTCAGTGAGACCATCGCGCTTTGAGAACTTCCTATTAATACCTGTGATCTGAGCACGAAGATCTGTCCCCAAACCATCCTTATCATCCAGCGTGACCGTATCACCAAGCTGTAGACGAGGGTCGCCAGCAATAATGATATTGTCCGTTGTCGGAATTGGCTTAGCAGTACGCGGCAATAGGACGTTCATCAGTCCCTTGTCGTTGTAATACTCCTGATACCAATCTCCCGACGCTTCATAATTCCTCTGACCATACTTTGTCACAGAAGCATTGTCACTTGTCGTGATACCAAATGTTGACTGATCATTGATCAATGTTCCCGCGATAGCGCATGCAGGCGTCGAGCTAGCATTTCCAACTGTTGCTTGGTTTGATACCGCAAGTCGAGCTGGTTCAGACCAAGGGTTGTACACACGAACACGCATAATTCCATCGCGTGTATACCAAGCTGAAACGTCCAAACTGTTCAAGTTGTTAGGCTCACGCCATCCATCCCCGAAGAGTGCCTGATACACAAACGCATGCGTCGACCACTCATCCCACTGAGGGAAGTTTGTGAACGCTGTACCTGATGTGTGCTTAGTGCACCTCTGCAAGAATCGCGGCTCCATAAATTGGATGTTGTCTACCTGCACATCAAAGTATGCAATCTGCGGTCCTGGGCCAACGTAAAACTGATCCACAGAACCACTATTGTAAACATTTATATTGTTAGCGCTCTGGCGCTTCTTGACCTTGACAGAGTACGAGTTTCGTACACTGTCCAATGAATTTGTGATGTTCAAATCATTGATGTGATCCACGTTAAGTGAACGTACTACAGTGTTCTGCTTGGACTTGATTGTGTTGTAATTCCAGAAGTGGAAGCAGCCACTCTCATCCCAGAACACAGAACCAAACTCCGCACCTGCAACGCTAGTGATGACATCCCAAGCATCCTTACCTGTAAGGCTTTGAGGAATGAATGAGAATGTGTTAATTCCTGCGTCCAATACGGCAGGGTACGTTGCTGAGCGCCACGTAGTACCCTCATACCCCGCCGGACGCGAAGACTTAAAGTCAAAGGTGTAAGCGATATCGCTCAGTGAGATGTTTCGCTGAATTTGGATTAGCCCCACGAGTGGGTCATAATTATTTACCCCATCCCATCCATTGGAAATGTACTGCCATCCTGGATGAGAGTTAGACCCAACGCGCATGTATCCGCGTGTGCCGGATGCTGCACTAGTGTCGACCTGAGCGAACACCTCAATGTTATTGCCCGCAGGGATTGTCAGCTTAGGTGTTGTGTTCGAAAATCCATTGTTCTCATTGACAAACCTAATCCACATCTGATTGCTTCCAACCAAGATGTCCACGCGTCGCTTCTCACCGACACGAATTACCATGATTACGGTGTCAGGAGCTGTCACATGCCACGTACCATTAGTGAATGCTGGATCTACGTTCATGGTAAATGCAACAGATGTCGCACCGTTCAGAGATGTTTCAAACCTATCAGTGATCCAATACTTCTGATAGATGTTATCGGGGTTAGACCCGAAAGCAGCGAAACTATACGGCTTGTTTGTAGGCTCTGGTGACAGAGGGTGAACAGGCCCATTCTTATAGTAATTGACTACGCCGCTCTCAACGTTGGCAATGGGAACAGCGCCAGCGTTATCCCACCATCCAATAGTAGGCAAATGCCCATTAGCGCCTGAGATGAACGCAGTCTTATATCCCTGGGTACCCAAAACTGATGTCCACTCAGATCGTGTCACGGGGCGCCTTGGGGATGCCGATGTGTCACACTGCTGAAGGCACATCTGAATGACATTCTGTGTGTCATACAACTGACCTCGGCGCAAGCCTCGGTTTCCCCAATAATCCGAAATAGCCCACTGAGCTGTGCGCACAGGGACACGAAGCTTCTCTACGCGATCCAACGCCGTCAAATCTACAGTGTTACCGGCGCGCTGTGGTGTGACCGTAGAAATGTTACCGATGAACTGAGGATACCAAACTGTGCCCAGAACTGTGTCAACGCCCAATTCATACTTGATCTCGCTACCGATCACGTCCTTAGTGTACAACGGCGATAGACCGTTATACGGGGAGAACACAGATGTCATGGACAGGTCACCGTAGTCACCACCAAGACCGACGCTTAGTTGAGCAGCAGCGCTTCCCTCAACCAATACAATTTCTGAGGGGAGGGAGCCCTTCAGGGCGCGATCAGTAGAGATGTCTTCAACATACTTGGAAATGTCGCTGAGTGTGTGATCGTAAAGTCCATTGTTGTTCCAGTCAACGCGCAGGCGTACACGGAACGAGCGCCTCTCCGCGAGAATAGCGGCCTCAGCGTTCGCTCCTCCCTGAGTCTGCATGTGTTATGCCTCCAAGATCGTGACTGAAACATTCTGAAGAGGATAGCGTGGGCTTTCACTCTTGATTTGGTCAATTACTACCTTCTGCCATCCTCCTCCTATACTAAATGCAGTGGCAACATTTCCATATTCAACCTGAGGGGCCGCCATGCACAGGTTATATGTTCCTGGAGTTGTCAGCGATACCGATGCACGTACACACGCGACTCCCGCAACGGGCGTGACGGTCACCGAGAACCTTTGCCATGATGTGGTTACTGATGCGGCCACACTGGCACCAGCACCAGGAATGGCCACACCATACTTATCCAAGGCATCCATATAAACTGACGCCGAAGCACTACCGCTTGTTGTACGCAGGTAGATACTGAATGTCACAGGCTCAGTGACATTCACAGGAATAAACCCGCGCAGACCATCCAAGGTGTAGTATTGTGGTCCTGAGGAAATACTGATAACGCGCGGCACCTGTGTTCCAGGTGTGGTGATCCCGGAAGGGAAGTCTCGCACACTGTCTACAGTATTACCGAAACTACCAATGTAAATACCAAGATCATCAGCATTGGTTACGTATGCCTTGCTGCTCTGCTCAGACAACAAGTTCTTTCGCATGGGGTTTCGCAGGAACAATGACTCCGAGATGTGACCCAAGTAACACGCACGTAGAAACTCGTACTCAGCATCGGTCAAATACTTGAAATCAAAGTCGAACGTCTGACGAAACCCTGTACTGTCGATAGTGCGAGCACCACTCAGAGACTGATGAACGCCACCGAAGCGCTCCTCAGTCATCTGAAAATTTGTCTCCGGGGTAATGGGGAAGGCGCGCATATCGCCCAACCATCCCAAGTACCATGTCTTAGAGTCAAATGGCATTATCCTCGCCTACCCAACTTCTGCTGTCCCTTGTTCACCAGGCGCGCAATTCCTGTCTCATCAATCTGCACTGCCCAACCACTCAAGGCGGTCGCAACAGCGTCACTGAGACCATTGTCTACGCTACCGGCAATCTCTAGCTGTGATGTACCTACGGCGGCAATGTCCTGCCCGCTCGTAGTGATCTCACCATGCAGTGTGGGGCTTGTGAAAGTATTCCCAATGTCCGTTGTCATGACATCAAGAGTCTTCTGAACATCCCCATATCCATCCTTCAAGCCATCGATCAAGGACTGCATGATCAACTGACCATTCTTGACCAATAGCTTAGCGTCTGTAGAAGGCGGTCCCTTCCACGAAGGAATCAATCGTGTGATCGATCCCAAAGTACTGATAATACCTGGAATCGCTGATCGGATACCTGAAACCAAACCACTGATGATTTCACGACCCGCACCAATCAACCACGAGCCAGCACCAAAGAACAACGCAATAATGCGGTTCTTGATGCTGATAACTGTCATTTGCACAACGAGCCAAGCGCCCGAAATGCCCTGGCCCAGCCCATTGATAATGTTACGGCCTGTTTCCAGAAGCCAACTTCCAGCGCCAACGAAGAAGTTCTTGATGCGCCCAGGAATGCTCTGGAAGAATGCTACGACATTAGCGAACGCAGTCTGCGCTCCATCGCGAATACCATTGATAATAGCCTCGCCCTTATCCCTGATCCATGTTCCGGCATCAGAGAAGAAAGCCTTAACCTTACCAGGGATCTCGCCCAGCCATGTCATGAATACAGCGAGCTTCTCAACGGCGCCCTGCTGCAATCCATCAACAAGCTCCTGACCCTTAGCGTTCATCTCACTGAACCAGTCAGGAATACCTGCGATGAAATCGCCTACGTGAGCAATCGTCTCCAGAAGACCATCAAACACATGAATGACACCTGTCACTGTGTCAATTACCAGCTGGAAGGCACCAATCAAAACATCAAAACTCTTGCCATCAAGCAAGTCACCAACAGCATCGGCAAAATCTACAAATGACTGTGTGATACTATCAATTGTCTGCGGTGGGATCTTAGAAATAGCATCACCCAAGCGCTCAAAGATTGTACCGAACGCCTTACCAAGCCTCTCCCAATCAATCGACAGGAAGAACGACGAAAGTGAATCGAAGAACTTATTCATGCCCGGAGCGGCACCGTTGAAGAACTTCAATGAATTACGAAGCAAGGCTGACAACAGACCTGTCAACGACACCAAAGTTCCGCGCAAGTTTTCAAGTCCCTTGGCCAACGAACCATCGGCGACGCTCTGATCAAAGAAACCCTTAAACTTGGTTAGGACATCACTGAGCGTCTGTCCCAAAATCTTCATAGCATCTGTTACTGCTGATGCCTTCAAGAATGAAGTGATGAATGCCGAAACACCAGGCTGCAACTGACCCAAGAAATCCTTCACACCACCAAGGGCGATCTTCAGATTTTCGATATTCTCCTTGGCAGTGAGCGTCTTCGCAATCTCATTGATGAAGTTGCTCGTAGCCTCAGCAGCCTGATTCAATCCATCAGAAAGAACAGGCATAAGGGTCTTCAAGGACTGTACAGCAGGCTTCAAGCCCTTCTCAAATGTGTCTGCTAGGCGTGTCTTTAGCTTCGCGAACTCACTGCTAAGTGGCGCGAACGCCTTCTTCAAACCTTCAAAGCCTAGAACCAATGCGGCAATTGGTGCGGCAACTCCGATGATAAGAGCAGGCAATCCGCCAAGCGCGGCGGCAATGATACCGACCAAGTATGTGATAGCACCAGCAGCAAGCATCAACAAAGGAACCCAGATCGTCAACTGAACGATCAATGCTGTGATTGAGCTACCAAACTGCCTAGCGCCATTAGCCAGCTCGGATCCCATCTTCGAGCCCAAATCGGCCAATTGTCCGGCCGCACGCTGTGCGAAACCACCAAGCTCTGCGAAGAATGAAGATAGACGTGATACACGACGCCCTGTGCTATCACTATCATCGCCAAGATCCTTCAGCTTCTTGGCGGCCTTACCGATCTCATCACCGGCCTTCTTAACATCCTGGCCCAGTGTAGAAATACCACCGGTCTTGTCGATGTGGACATTAACCTCTTCGTCCCCAATCGACTTCAAGGAAGCCTTTACTTCCTCCACCTGCGCCTTGAACTTATCAAGGTTGAGTGTTACGTCAACCTCAGCGTCCATGCGCTCAACTTCCTTTAGTTCCTTCTCTACCTCCTGACGGAAGTTATCAAGATCCGGAACTACGCGTACGGAGACGCGACCAACTTCAGCACCACCTGCACCAGCCACGTCACGCCTCCTTCGCTGTGTCGTCTACTGTCAACTCTGTCATTTGTGCCTGCACCATCTGTGCGAACGGGTTGTTCATGTTTTCACGCTTACGGCGCTCTGCATCGCCCGGACGCGGAACAGGGACGGGTGCCTTGACCCTCTTCTTGCTATTCACCTTCGCGAACATGTAATTGGAGATCTGAACGCTTTCTACCAATGCCGCTAGGAGGTATGTGTTCATGTCCCATCCCAAGTACTCTGCGCCGCCTTGAACAGCCGCTACGGTACGGGACGAGTGAGGAAGGTTACGCGCAAGGATGGCAGCCTCCCCGATAGGAAGACTGCCATCAAACTTGAAAACGTCTGTGACGCGCAGCCCATAGTACTCTCGGAAATCCGCAAACATCTCCTCAGGATGCTCGTGGATTAGCTTTCCGAGGGCGAGGCTTCCCCCAAGTTCACATGCTCAAAGTAGGCTGTGAACACGTTGATAGCCACCACCAAGTCGTTACGAACGCTCTCTACCAAGCGGAAGACATTCTCATCTCCCACCAGCTCCATGATCTCAATAACCACGGGATGAATGGCCTTAACATCCTCAGGAGTGAATTCGTGGTCATCGTCAAACTGAAATGCCTTAGCAAGTTCGACTACGCGGTCTCGTGCCTCAGGAGCAATGCGCATAGGATTGAACAACCGAACGATCTCACCCTCTACGCGAATCTCAAATGATTCGTATAGTTCCTCAGCAGCCTTCTGAAACTTGCTGAGATCAACTACCTTCTTGCTCTGTGTCTTAGTCATTATACCTTCCAAATGAAATATGCCCACAGAGACCGTATCGGTCCCTATGGGCATACTACATATATCAGTGATCAGCTCTCAGGGAAGGCCGAAACCTTAGTCCAAGAGTAAATCGGTGTGCCAGGAAGCTTCAAGAAAGTGGCACGCAACGGGAAGGCAGCGAACGAGTCCGTAGCCAACTGAATTGCGTCCTCACGACGAATCGATGCGCTCGAAGCGTGGAAGGCGACACGGCGCGGTCCATCAATGATCACGACCAACAGGGCGCGCTCAATTGTTGATGTCGGTGCGTCCGTGACCTCGATTGTACCATCACCAGGTGAGGCATCAGTGACGCTGTAGTAGTACGACAAGATCTGCTCATCGAACTGCAAAGCGTTGAAGGTTACGAAGTCACTCGGAGCCGCTGTTACAACCTCACGGAATGACGCATTGCTCCATGTACCCTGAACCTCGCTGTCACCGCCGTCAAAGCCGAACTGAGGGAGGTCGTCACGAGAAGTGTGACCTGCGCTGGTCCAGCCAGGGAAGTGCGTATCATCCATCGCTGTGTACGAGGTGATCAGTGCATCCGAAGGACGCGCTGTACCAGGCGCAGCGAAGAAGATGAATCCTGTTCCCGGGGTAAGGACCGCACTATCTACGTGTGGCATATTTCTTTACTCCTTAGGAGATGGGAAGTGGTCGGAACCCGAACTGAATCAGGCTCTGAACGCGCCATGTATTGTCGTATGGCGAGTCGAACTGTGTAATTCCAAAGGTCTGCCTGTATGAGTGCAGATAGCCAACGCCAGGTACGACAGTTTGGTTCTCAACAGCATCCCACAAAACAATCTGAGCCTTCTTTAGAAGATCCTCAGTGTCCTCGTAACACACATCACCGTACGAGGTAATCTCAACCGTACCGCGGTCGAGAAGCTTAGGGTTAACAGGGTAACCACCAGCGCGTCGAACGTTCAGAATCGGGAACTCACGGTCAGTGTTCACGGGAATCCACGAAGTAACCTGCACATCTGGGAAGGCAGTGCGCAACAACGGGATAACGATGGACTGAACACGAGGCATTTCCTGCATGTCACTTACCATCACAACACCCCATCATGATACCAATCGATAAACAAGTGCAGGCCACGTACGAATTGACGATTTAGTCCTCGCGCCTGAGACCCAAGGTAATGTCCGAATTCAATTGACAATGCCGCTTCATCAACTAGTGACACGAACGTATCAACTGTTCCACGTGACACTTCAATATGGGCCGCACCAGTCTTACGGTGAGGAGCCAGGCGTGCCTCAGCAATCGAACCAATCTCCCGGCCAACATCGTACACCGCACCGCGAACACCAGGCATGTGAGAGATCTTCTTGTTCAGATCCCTCTCCTTCATCAAGTCGATCATGTGCGCCTCAACGTGTAATCAGTGTGTGCTGTGCTATCACTTCCATTGAAATGCTTAGCACGCCCAATAACACTCCACATCAAGCCGCGCCACTCGACCTTAGCCTCAAACCCAATCTCACGCGTGTAGGAGCGCGGAGGACGAAAGCGATACACCTGCTCAGTGTCATATCCCTCTTCATCCTGCTCAGCGCGCCTAGCTGACGTACCACTCTGTGCAGCAACTTGTACGGCACAATTTGTGATCGTTTCTACATCTGTAGATGAAGCGCGATACATGGGGTTACCATCAGGAGATGTCCAACGCTCTTCGTGATGAACGATGACAGTTTCACGGCCATGATCTAGAAGGCTCACGGTACACGCACCGTCCACCCGTAACTTGGAGGGCACCAGTAGTGGGCGTCAGGCTGCCTTGCGCCTCCCTCAACCCTATCACCAAAAGGGGAAACAGGGACAATCTGGAACATACCGCCACCACCGAACAGCCAATCCCATTCGATAGGCAACAATTCCAAATAACCATTAGCCCCTGCTGTACTGCGTGTATAACTATAGTTACCGTCAGTTTCCGAAACGTAGGCATCAGGGTTACGAAGGACACGAACAACAGCGTTCACTTCGATCATGACTACGAGGCGCTCAGGAATGTCTCCTGCGGCAACCTTAGCGTCCAAGTCTGGAATGCGAAGCTTGATGATTGTTTCTACGTCTTCTAGAAGCTCAGTGACCTGAGCCTCCTCTTCGGGAGTTAGGTCACGGCCTAGACGCGTCTCCACATCAGCCGGAGTAGCGTATGCCATGTTTCCTCACTTCTCGTAGCGACACTTCTCAGGGAAGCGCTCGCGAATGTAATCGCCAATCATGCCGTACTGGAAGCTACGGTCTGATGTTGACAAAAAGTCTCGTCGAGAAAGATCTGAAGGTAGTTCGTAAAGTTCGTGGACCTTCACGTCTTCTCGGTATGACTCTCCGCCCCAATTATAAATATTTCCTGCCAAAGTAACTTGGTGTAGCCAAGCACCATTTGGGGCGGGAGACTTAAAATCTGTGAACACCTGCACCAACTGTTCCTTGGGAATGACACAAGGGATGTGCAATTGATAGTTAACGGTGCTTAGACCACGTTCCATGAGAATGTTACGTGTCGTCACCATGCTCTTACGAAACGCTTCACCGAGTGTGCGACAATTATCGATCGCGTGGTTCAGGTTACCCCAATTTAGAATTGGCATGCGATCAAATCGCTGCATGATGAAGTGATCGTCATTGAACAAGTAGAAAGTGTCGCTGATATCAGGATGAGTGTACGCGGCCATTTGGTTGCGCAATGAGTTCGGGTGCTTCTGTCCCGGGACTTGCTCTACGGGGATATGAATCACATTCTGAACCCATGTGGGCTTATACCCTGCAAAGAACACACGATCATGCTTGAGATTCTCATCAAGTGAACGGAGCGAGTGTCGCAACTCTTCGTTACGTTCCTCTTCCTTCACGATATACACTACATCCGCCACGTCTTTTTACCCTTAGATATGGAAAGGGAGGGCCACCCGAAGATGACCCTCCCCATTCACGTTAGATCAGCTCTCTGTCGGAAGCGGGTAAGTCTCAGTAGGAACTGTGTCCCCACCAGACTCACCAGCAGGAACCGTAGTTCCAGGCACGATAGAGGCAGTGTCGGTCAAGCGCACAAAGGCAGTTGGGTCTACCAACCAACCAAAGGTAGTCTCGATCAACACGGCGACCTGGTTCGTCTGCCATAGGTTGACCTGAGTACCATCAGCAGAGTTGATGACACCAGTGTCGGTAACCTTCACACGAACGGCGTCGGCGTAGCCGTACACCAAACGTGACCAGTCACCAAGGATAGCGCGCGTACCGCTGTCCTCACCGCGACCAACAACACCACTTACAGCCTTGCCCTGCTCAACAGGAAGACCTGCCAAGGTACCAAGACTCTGGTTGGCCAAGTTCAACTGGCCCTGGAAAATCAAGTTGCCGTTAGCATCACGCGCTGTCAATACCGGAGGTACGAAGCGAGCGTCAATAGCCCAAGCGTTCGGCGAGAAACCACGATTTACAAGAGTTGCCCACGCGTTTGTCAGGTCAACGTCAAGTGTCTCAGTAGTAGTCGGGTAGTTGATGCTTCCCGTGCTCTGCTGAATGTAATGGTTGTTTGCGATACCCAACAATGAATCACCATTGTCAGGGCGCTTTCCGTGGAAAACGGCCAAATCGATACCGCGGGAAATAGCACGGGCCATCTGAGGCCCTACACTGCTCCACAAACCGTTCACGTTAGCACGAGCGAACTCCTCAGAGGCAGTTACGATCGTAGCCATCTTGATCGGCGCGAAGCTTGTGCTCTCCCACGCGATACCACTCACTGGCTTGCGGTAGCCCTCACGGTCCTGTGGGCGTGTACCCACACCAACCTGGCCAACCTCAGGCTCAAGCGTGTTCATCGCAATTAGCGTCTCGCCATACCCGACCGGAACCTGACGGCCCAAACGAAGCACCAAACTACCCTCGGTAGCAGTCTCCCATAGGGTTCCTGCGTTCTCCTTAGGAAGCATGTCGTCGGTCAAGTACGCAAGACGTCCCTGGTGACGGTCTTCGCGATTCGGCGAGACCTCATTCTGGAAAGCCATTTAGCGTCCTTTACTGTATTACTGACCCCACCCAAGCTTGCCCGACAAGAAATCGCCGAACGTCTCTTCAGGTGTGGAAGGCTTGTTATCCTCGTTGCCGCGTCCTGCGGAACGATCTGTGGCACGGCGCTTTTCACCGAAACCACCAAATGCTTCTGTGACACTCTTCGCATCAGTCTTAAGCTCGTCGATGGTACTTCCGCGCAGACGATCTGCAAGCGCATTTGCGGGAGAAGCATCGATACCGAGCGCTTCAAGCGCTGCTTCGAACTTCAAAGATGTTAGCTTAGTGTCCTCCAACGTAGCTTCAGCATTCTTTGCCTTTGTCAGCTCATCGTCGTAGGACTTCTGAAGCGTGTCACGTGCTGCCTCAGCCTCACGCAAGCGTGTACGGTAGTTGGCAGCATCGTTGCGGGCGCGCGATAGCTCGCTCTGTGCCCACTCGGGAAGCTGACTCACATCCGATGCATTCGTCTTCGATGTTTCCGTCTGTGTGCTTTCGGTTGTGCCTTCAGTCTGCTTCTCAGTCATTCGTAACCTCCAGGGTCAATACGCGCGGTCACCAGGATCGCGGAATGTCAACATTACGCTACATTTCGTCCTAGGTTTGTAGCATCCTGTTCCAAGTTCTTCGAGTAAATTAGCTCGCGCATCTTGTTCAGGATGAGACGTGTGTTAATCTTCGATTGTCCTACCTTCAAATCCTTAGCAACAGCCTTGCGCGCACGATCATAAATATCGAATGCTTCCTTCTCTTGCTCCAAGGTAGGGTAATTGTCGTACTTGTAAACAGGAACAACGACACATGTGCAATCAGGGTGCCACTTGTTCATCATTTCTGACAAACGTTCAGGGCTCTCTTCGAGCAATGCCTTCTCAAGCTTCTGCGTGTCAAATGGCCAACCTCCAGTGTTGGGGTTGACATACACGGGTCCACGTGAGATCATCATGGTACAGAAGGCGCACGTGGGTGGGCGTGGATCAAATCGGGCAAAGCCGCGGATGGGCTGAGAGGAGTCGCTTTGCACACCCTGAATGAGAGTACGACGAGCACCATCTTCGACAACCTTGATAACGCGGGCTACTGACTCCTCAACG